GCATAGCAGGAATGTTTATACCGGAGTAGCCACCAATTGGAATAGAAGTTGCAGCAGGAACAAAGGGAGCTTGTGAATATCTCCACCAATTTGTATAATTTGTCCAAGCATTCATATTCTTAATAGAATCAGAACGTCTTGGAATAATGATGAGACGAGGAACTGGATTATGTGTGTAAAGATCAAATAATTGTCTAGATGGTACACTATTAAATTTATATTTACTAACCTGTCTTACAATATAATTCAGAGGCTTTGCTGCGAATGTTCGCCTTTCATCATCTGTCAAATATACATATGTAGCTTGAAGCCTAGGATTGAGAGGCCATGTATTTAAAGTAGGAGCCGGATATCCAATATCGGTTAAATATTGTCTTATATAAGCTCCATCTTCATTATTAGTTGAATATGTGATATTGCCAGATTGTAATTGTGATCTTGAAGAAAGGATCTTATTCTCAGGTCGAACTCTGTAACCAGAAGGATCAAGAATTGTATAGAGATCCTGGATGGGTCTCAAAGTTAACTGAATTTCACATTCATGATATTGTAGGGCTACAAGAGGTAGAGCTAAACCAGGGCTTTGACTAAACCAGAATGAAAGAGGAAGTGTTATATCACGCCCAGGAATCGATGGAAAGTTATTTTGATTTTGTAAGCCTGGTTCTAAATTTTTATAAACATTCGGATAAAATCCTCGACTTCTACTTACAGAATTTCCAACAGCGCCGGAGTATTGGCCATTAGCAGGGTCGTATAATTCAGGAACATCGCCAACAAGATCTTGCCATTTATTATACTGTGTTTCATCCTGGTCGGTGAGTGCAGTTGAAATAATATAATCACTATCAAATTGTTGAACTTGGGTTCCTCCAATTAAGAAAGTAGCATCTTGAATAATTTGTGCTCCAATATAACGTGTCCACTGGAATTGGAATTGCGATCTTCCTTGCAGAGGCCCAGGAAGATTTTGGTCAAAGTATTTAGAGTAAATATCTGGCAATGTGAATGTAAAATATAGATCGGAAAGTAAGTCAGCTACACGTTGAATCTTTGCACGAAGTTGAATAGGCTCATTGAAAAATAGTTCCTGTGGACCTTCAAGAGGCAAGGTAACTGATTCAAATGCAAAATGACTATATTTTTTTAAGACTGTATAGAAAAAGGTAAAATCTGGATTTCCACTTAAGATCACATTTTGAGATCCGTAGGCTACTAAAACAAATAAACCTCCACCTGCCATGACAACTCTTCTTGTTATTACGAAACAAGATGAGATATAATATTTTGGCGTATAGGGGTCATGGCTGGGGTTATAGGGCCATGGCTGGGGTTATAGGGGCGAAGCCCCTATCTAGGGACCATTATTATTCACCCACCAAGTATCAGATAGTTTAGCACTGCTATCGATTCCATTATTATTAGATTGTATAACTGGAGATGGTCCCATATTCATTAAGTTCTGAATTTCAGTGTAGGTTAATGCATATCCAAAATAAAATACACGACTTGCTTGACCACTTGCTGCACCACCGAAAGTTAAACTAGTGGGATCTTGGAGCTTGATAAAATCAACTTTCTTATCTAGGGATGTTGTAATAGTGTTGCTTAATGATAGTGTGCGAGGACTAAATAAGTATACATTTCCAAAATTCTGATAAGGTGGAGTGTTATTAGATAATGACATCTTCTTCTTCAAGTTTCCATTAATATAGATATATATAGTATTTCTCTTACATGATACAGTCAGGTGGAACCATTTATCAATTGGAATATTCTCAATATCTATATAATTATCCCAAGTGTCATAACAATTTACATAAACGCGTACCGTATTCATGTGACCCCAACAAAAGATACCAGGTTGCATCAATGGGTATGGAGTGCTGTAACCCTTATGCATGATGTGGTATAAGGCTTTATCACCTTTAGAGAATGTATTACTAGAAATGTTTATAAACATGGTAAATGTAAATTCTACGCCGGAACGCTGATTATCAGAAAACCAAATCGTTTTAGCATCTGAATTAGAGGGATTCTGAATTGCAGTATACATTCTACTGCCGGAAGAATATGTGTTAGGAAATAGCTCAACACGATCTCTCCACATTGTAGCGATATTGTTATAGACAAATTCGGATGTGGCTAGTGTGATGTAAAGTATCAGAACAATTACTACACCTAGGACAATTTCTGCCAATGCGCCAGTTAAGCCTGTTACTGCCTGAATAGACTCCATACTACTATCTGTCATATGTAAAAGTTATATAAACTTTTGTATCTGACATTTCAAAATTTACGAACTACATCATATTTACGATTACTTTGCAGATCTATCGGTAGTAAAGATTACTGTATTATTTCTCTTAACATCAACAACATAACTGCTGAAATCAAGTCCTAGACCATTGGCAAAAGGGCCCTGTTGGTAATAGGAGTAGACTGTATCCGGAGAATATGCAAAGTTAGCAGCACGGGTTAAACCGATTAAACCACCAAATCCATTAGGTCCTCCAAGCTTTAGAGTAGGGGTATCACCATCAACCTGGAAGAGACCATCCAATAAGCATGATCTAGATAGTTTTCCATCAATATAAATATCTAGAGTTCTTCCCGTTAGAACCGCGGTGACACATACCCACTTTTGTAGATCTACTGTCTCAATATCACAATCCTTAAAATCACCACCTGCATCACTGTAGGGAGAAGCTCCCTGAACGATTGCATTATAATCTTTACCATAAGTGAGTGTTCCAGCACTATTACTACCAGTATCCTGACTTACACGTATACCAAGCTTGTTAGTAAACTGACCCAAATACATGACCATCGTCATGAATCCAGTAGATTCGGGGGCACCACCACATAGAATTAAGAAGGGCTTATTTCTACCCTTGTTGATATTCCAGTTTGTTACGTAAAACCAGGTGCTGATGGAATACTCGCCTCCAGCATAGATCTGAGGGAGTTTAGGATTAGAAAAGATGATCTGTGAATCTGATTTTCCAGGGAGTCCGTCATCAGGAGAACCATATACGATTATATCATTCACATCAGCACTATACTGAGCCCCTTGGGCCCATGCCCAAATACGGAGTAGTATGACAATTAGTATAAAAATTACGAACGCGAATAGTACCATTCTAACGAGGTCCATGGTGATTTCTAATGTTAAGAAATAGTTTATGCGTATGGTGAAAACCATTCTTCTAAAGGGCCAGTCCTCTTAGGAATCGTGCAATTTCCACCCGGACACCACCAGCCCGCAGGCAATGATGGTAGTACAGGCCATATAAAACTTAAAAATGTAAGTGGCATATATGGTTTTCCAGATGTATCAACTGATTCTTGTATTAGATCACGCACCTCATTTGTTTCTAAGGCGTGCGATGTGATACTCATTAATGAAATCTTTCCGCTGAAACGCGGGTTACCAACCCGTAGTGGTTGTGTTTCATCAAAATCGGGCATTGCCGTACAAGTGTGAGATACAGATAATTTTCCATTTAAATAAATATTAAACCTGCGACCCTTCTTTACAATTACCACTGCAGTCCATCGCTGTAGAGGAAAATTTGTAATTTCAACTAATTCTGGATTAGTATAACCCTTTACATAAATTTCAAATAATGCAGGGGCTAGAGTTAAACCACGTCCAGCATCCGGAGCTACCAAGATCTTGAAAGCCTGCTTAGAACCAATTTGGACAACGCTAGCATATTCACTCCCTGAAATTGCAGTTCGTTCCTTAACAACTGGATTTATGTAAAAAACAAGTGTTGACCCTGAATTTGTTATCCAATTATTACGTAACTCTTCACTTGTAATAACTTGTGTTACCTTAGATAATGGTAATGTATCAGGTCCTATACGATCAAACGGTTTAGGGCTAAGAAGATATGCTAAAAAAAGATATATACAATACGAAACAAAAAGTATAAGTAATACTCCTATTATAATGTTCATCTAACCTTGCTTATTAATTTCTAGTAGTATTCTCTCAGCATAAGTAAGTAGTGCTGGCTTATTTTCAATACGCAATAATTTCTTAGCTTCTATATCACCATCATCTATCCACTTATTTATAACACTAGTAACATCATTTACTAATCCGGGCAGAAGCTTTTCAATATAATCCTTAGTATTTACATCCATTGGATCTAATCCACCTGTTAAATGACAAGAGCGCTTAATATTTTCAGAAGTTACTATCCACTCACATATCCAGTCTGGATGTGTGATTGTATATGTTGTGATTAACTCACATTTTTTAATATTTCCGCTCATATATTTATTAGCTTGTAACTTTTTTTAAATCAAATTTTTCATCGTCCCTTAGCTTATATGTTCCACGTCTTTTTCTTATTACACGAGTCCTATTTTTACGTATTCCACCACGTGTGTAAGGAGGGTATTCTAAGGAAACGCGTATCATATTCATCAGCCTCAATGCATCTTCCTCTGTCATCTTACCAATCATAACACCTCGCATAAATACCTCAAAGTCAGGTTTAATTGCAGCGAGTCTCATCTTAGTTCCAGACATTGCCTTTGCACTGCCATTTGTAGCATTCACAGTTCTTTCTCCAAGAGAAATTACCTTTATGGTCGATTCCTTTAAAGTCTTTTGAAATGTTGGTAATCTATCAGAACCTACTCCCATTGTTATATCGGTATATCCTGCTGAGCGCAGGGAATCTATTATATTGAAAAGTTGGGTACATTTTTCCAAGGTAGTATCTACAAAGACTACTTGAGTATCTGGATACATCATTCTTAAAAACTCTACCTTTGCACTAACTGGTAAAGGATTCTCATTAAGGTCTGTTGATAGAAATGAGTTCGTGCCCTGCATTTCCTTATAAGCCTTACTTCTCTTGTATTTATCCATATCGTTTTGTTTACTTGAAACAAAGACATATGCATCAGCATTTTCTTCAGAAGCTAGTGAAGCTATTTTATCAATTAATACTTTATGACCAATAGTTGGGGGTTGAAATCGTCCAAATGTAAAATATACTTTTGGGCGATGTTTTACAATTACACTCATTTCTATTCAACCGTTCGTTTTATTTCTATAGTATATGGAAATAGGCTACTAGATTTTCCAGTGAAATCATTTAATGTTAATAAATCATTCATACGACCCTTCATTTCTCCTGTAGAAACTACATATCCAAATGCTCTCATATTCAAAACATTAATACCTCTCGATAAATTTTTTTCATTGATAACAATATTTGATGGTGCAAATATTCTATCTCCAGTTGTTGGAGGAATCGGTGATGAATCTAATTGTCTTGTTTTTACAAGTTCACCGTTCAAATATCCCTCCATTGCATATGTTGACATAGTTAAGCCAACTCGGAAAGGGGTGTGGATTGGAACATTATCTAATGATATACTTTGTTGTAAGCTATTTCTATCGAAGCAAGTTATATAAACACGATTTTTCTCATTGTCAAGTGATATACGTAAACTAGGACTACTTATGCTCTGAGACATCATAAAGAATACACGCTGATTCTGTCCATCTCCAAGATCTTGTGGATATTCATCGTTAATTAAGACATCCATTGTAATACTATAGCTATGTTGTCCCTCAATAACAGTACATGATGGGGGTGGAGGCGGAGGAGCCAGGCCCCTTTGGGCGGGGGGAGGAGCAGGCGTTCCAATTACAATATTTTCCACTTGAGATAATGATGGCCAAAAGACTTGTGAAGAATCTGTGCCGGGTATTGGTATATAACCTGCACCTCCAGGACTCCTCTGAAATATAGGTGTAATCCATTGATCAACTGCTAATAATAAGATTCCTATTAGTAAAAGTCCTGCAATAAAATACATTAGAACACGAAGAAACCAGGATTTCTTTACTGGAACACCGATTGCATTAGGCATTTCTGGAATTTCAGGAGCTTTAGGAATCGATAGTTTAAATGATTTTTGCACATTCTTTCCAACATTTCCAAGATTTTTTAAAACTTCTGTAACCTTTGTGGCTCTGGCTTCATCCATTATCTACTCTGCTCTTCTTTTTCTTGTCTTGGATTTATCAAGTGTATTTGTTTTAGGATTATATCCAATTCGCTTGTAATATGGTAAAGAATCCTTGGCCTTACAGTCAACGAGCTTCTCTCTCAAATAACATACAAAGGATAAACGACTATAGAGTTTCTCTATTCCCTGAGTTCCTGTTTCCTTATTATTTATGTAAATGTCTTTTATGGATGAATTGAATTTCTTATCTTCTGTTCCCTCCTTCATTTCTGTATTACAATGCCATTCATGAACATCCATGGCCAAGAAATCTCCAGTTCTCAGATTTACTCCAATCTTAAAGCGAGGGAATAAGGTGAATCCTCCATCATATTTACCTCTTTCTATCACGGTTAAATTACCAAACCCTTCTCTCAAATCACCTGCATCCATATGGAGGCCTGTGCGGAAATTCCTATTTATGGTAACTGACGAGAAAGATGTGTCACCGATTTGAAAAGAAGGATTACTCTTAGCTCTCTTATACTGGACTGCATATCGTTCAGGGACTAGTTTCTTGAATAAGTCATCAATCGCTTCGATATAGGGAGTTCCAGCCTTATATTCATCAAAGTATCTCTGGGTATACGATGTTAGACGACAAGGTAGACCCATGAAGGGCGTTTTCTCAAAATATCCTAGAACACTGCTAAATACATTATTATTTACGCGCATCTTTGATAACTTTCCATCCTGCATATATTGAGCAGACCACCCCTTTATAGATTTCTTATTTAAC